GCCATGGGTGTGGCCGTGCTGATCGAGCCTTACCGGCCGGTGCGGATGCGGGGAGTGGGCGGATGATGCGGCCAAATCTGTCACGCCGCCTGCTCTTGGAGGCCCCGGTGCGGGTTGCCGATGGCGCAGGCGGATTTAACGAGGTCTGGCAGCCGCTGGGCACGGTCTGGGGCGAGATCTTGCCCCGGACCGGCCGCGAAAGCGGCGATCTGGCGCGGATGGGGTTCAGGATCACCGTCCGCGCGGCCCCGCAAGGCGCGCCATCGCGGCCCACGCCGTTGCAGCGGTTTCGCGATGGTGAACGGCTTTTTTCCATTGATGCGGTGACGGAGGCCGACGCCGAGGGGCGGTTTCTGATCTGCTTTGCCACCGAGGAGGAGGGCGCATGAGCTATGGCATGACAGCGGCGCTTCAGACGGCGGTTTATGGCGTCCTGAGCGTCGATGCGGGGTTGGCGGCGGTTGTCGGCGCGGAGGTTTATGACGCGATGCCGCCGGGGCCGCAGCCCGAGATCTACGTCACGCTCGGCCCCGAAAAGGTACGCGACAAGAGCGACGGATCCGAGGGTGGCGCGCTGCATGAGTTCAGCGTCTCGGTCGTCACCACGGGGGCCGGGTTTCATCTGGCCAAGCAGGCGGCAGCGGCGGTGTCGGACGCTGTTCTGGCCGCTCCCTTGAGCCTGAGCCGGGGCCGTGTGAGCCGCGTTCAGTTTTACCGCGCGACGGCCGTGCGAACCAACACCAACCGCCGGATCGACATCTGGTTTCGCGCCCGGCTGGACGAAGCCATTGCGTGAATACACAACCCTAGGCACTTGATATAACTGGAGAATGATATGGTTGCCCAAAATGGCAAGGACCTGCTGATCAAGGTCGATCTGGACGGCACATCGACGTTTCAGACCATGGCCGGCCTGCGTGCGTCGCGGCTGAGCTTCAATGCGGAGACGGTGGATGTCACCAGTCTGGAAAGTGTCGGCGGCTGGCGCGAGCTGCTGGCCGGTGGCGGTGTGAAATCGGCTGCCATCTCTGGCTCGGGCGTGTTTCGCGATGCGGCCACCGATGAGCGCGCCCGCCAGATTTTCTTTGATGGGGAAGTGCCGGAATTTCAGGTCATCATCCCCGATTTCGGAACCGTCGAGGGGGCCTTTCAGATCACCTCGATCGAATATGCGGGCAGCCATGATGGCGAGGCGAGCTATGAGCTGTCGCTGGCATCGGCGGGCCTGCTCTCGTTCACGGCGCTCTGAGCCATGGCGAACCCCTGGGCAGGCGAAGTGGTGTTGGAACTGGATGGCGAACGCAGGGTTTTGAAACTGACCCTGGGCGCGCTGGCCGAACTGGAAACCTGGCTGAATGCGGAAAGCATTGCCGATCTGGTCGAACGGTTCGAGGCGGGCGGGTTCAAGTCGCGCGATGTTCTGGCGCTGGTCTGCGCGGGGCTGCGGGGGGGCGGTTGGAATGGTGAGCTGTGCGATCTGGCCAAGGCCGAGATCGCCGGTGGACCGTTGGAGGCCGCGCGCGTTGCCGCGCGGCTGCTGGCGTTGGCCTTCCGGCCGCCCCAATGAGCGGCGCTAGACCGTTCGACTGGCCCGGTCTGATGCGGGCCGGGATGCAGGGGCTCGGGTTGCGACCGGCGGCGTTCTGGGCGCTGACGCCTGCGGAACTGCTGCTTTTGATGGGTGACGAGCCCGGCATTGCGCCGATGGGACGGGCGGGGCTTGAGGCCCTGGCCGCCCGTTTTCCCGATGCGGATGTGAAGGACGATGGCAATGGATGAAGAAATTGACGGCTTTGACGCCGAATTGGGAGAGCTTGAGGCATCGTTGGGATCGGCCACGGCGATGGTTGCGGCCTTTCAGGGCGAGCTGCGCACGATGCAGGAGACCATGCTCTATACCGGCCGCGAGGTGCAGGGGCTGAGCCGGTCGTTTGGCACCGGGCTGAGGCGCGCCTTTGACGGGGTGGTGTTTGACGGGATGCGGCTGTCGGATGCGTTGCGCAGCGTGGCGCAAAGCATGGTCGATGCAGCCTATAACACGGCCCTACGCCCGGTTCAGAACGCCATGGGCGGGGCTCTGGCCAACGGCGTCAACGCGCTGGTTTCGGGCATTTTGCCATTTGAAAAAGGCGGCGCGTTTTCCGGCGGGCGGGTGACGCCCTTTGCCCAGGGCGGCATTGTCAATGGCCCGACCAATTTCGCCATGCGCGGGGGGATGGGCCTGATGGGCGAGGCGGGGCCCGAGGCGATCATGCCGCTGACCCGCGGGGCCGATGGGCGTTTGGGTGTGCAGGCACGCGGCGGCGGCGCGCCGGTCAATATTACCATGAACATCCAGACCCCCGATGTGCAGGGGTTCCAGAAATCAAAAAGCCAGATTGCTGCCCAGATGGGCCGGGCGCTGTCGCGCGGGCAACGCAATCGTTGAGGGAGGCCCTGAGATGGCATTTCATGAGATACGCTTTCCCACCAATCTGAGCTTTGGCTCGGTCGGCGGGCCGGAGCGGCGCACGGAAGTTGTGACGCTGGCCAACGGGTTTGAGGAACGCAACACCCCCTGGGCGCATTCGCGCCGCCGCTATGATGCGGGTGTCGGTATGCGGTCATTGGACGATATCGAGACGCTGATCGCGTTTTTCGAGGCGAGGCGCGGGCAATTGCACGGGTTTCGCTGGAAGGACTGGTCGGATTTCAAGGGCACGGCACCCTCCAAACCGTTGCATTTTCGGGATAATGTGATCGGGGTGGGCGATGGCGAGACGCGGGTGTTTCAGTTGGCCAAGGTTTACCGGTCAGGGGCCGAGACCTATGCCCGCCCGATTACCAAGCCGGTGGATGGCAGCGTGGTGGCGGGGCTGGATGAGGCCGAGCTGGTCTACCGCACGCATTTCGATGTCGATCACGCGACCGGGCTGATCAGCTTCAACGACGCCCCTGATGCGGGGGTGGAGGTTGCGGCGAGCTTTGAATTTGACGTGCCGGTTCGCTTTGACATTGATCGGATCCAGACTTCGCTGGCCAGTTTTCAGGCCGGTGAAGCGCCGGATGTGCCGGTGGTGGAGATCCGGGTATGAGCGGGGCAAGCGAGGGGTTGCTGGCGCATCTGCAGACCGGCACCAGCGAGGTTGCGCGTTGTTGGCGGGTGACGCGGGCCGATGGGGCGACCTATGGCTTTACCGATCATGACGTCGCCCTGGCGTTCGAGGGCACCGTGTTCAAGGCCGATACCGGCCTGTCGGCGGCGGCGCTGAGCCAGACCACGGGCCTGTCGGTGGACAATACCGAAGCCGTCGGCGCGCTGAGCGATGCCGCGATCACCGAAGCGGATATTCTGGCCGGCCGGTTCGATGGCGCGGTAGTGGAGGCCTGGCTGGTCAACTGGTCGGCCCCGGAGAACCGGGCGCTGCAATTCAAGGGATCGTTCGGCGAGCTTGAGCGCCAGGGCGGGGCGTTTCAGGTCGAATTGCGCGGCCTGGCCGAACCGATGAATCGGCCTGAGGGGCGGGTGTTTCAAAAGCCCTGTTCAGCTGTTTTGGGCGACGCGGCCTGTGGGTTCGATCTTGCGATCTCGGGCTATGCCCATGAAGGCGCGGTGACCCGGATTGAGGAAGATCGGGTGCTGGTCTTTGCCGGGCTCGATGAATTTTCGCCGCGTTGGTTCGAACGTGGGCGGCTGACGGTGCTGTCTGGGTCGGCTCAAGGCCTGATCGGTGTGATCAAGAACGACCGCTATGCGGGCGGCGCGCGCCGGGTCGAGCTGTGGGAGGAACTGCGCGCCGAAATCGCCGCGGGCGATACGGTGCGGCTGGAGGCGGGATGCGACAAGCGGCTGGAGACCTGTCGTTTGAAATTTTCCAATATCCTGAACTTTCAGGGATTTCCGGACATTCCCGGCGATGATTGGGTGATGGCTTATCCCGGTCGCGGAAGCGCGCCAAAGGGCGGCGGGAGTCTGCGATGAGCCCGGTTATCGCCGCCGCGCGCGGCTGGATCGGAACGCCTTATGTGCATCAGGCCTCAAGCCTCGGGGCAGGCTGCGATTGTCTGGGGTTGGTGCGCGGTGTGTGGCGGGGAGTGTTCGGGGCTGAGCCCGAGGCGGTGCCCGCCTATACGCGCGACTGGTCCGAGCCGCAGGGTGACGAACGGCTGTGGCGCGCGGCGTTGCGGCAACTGAGGCCCAAACCTCTGAGTGAGGACGCCGAGGGCGATGTGCTGCTCTTTCGCATGCGTCAGGGGGCAGTTGCCAAACATCTGGGATTGCAGGCCGAAACCGGAACCTGCCCCACATTCATCCATGCCTATAGCGGTCATGGAGTTGTCGAGAGCGCCCTGACGCCGCCGTGGGAACGGCGCATCGTGGCGCGTTTTGCGTTTCCGGAAAGGACCTGAATTCATGGCGACTATCCTTCTGTCAGCGGCGGGTGCCGCGATCGGCGGTTTGTCCTCGGGCACGGTCCTGGGGCTGACCGGCGCTGTGATCGGGCGTGCGGTGGGGGCCACGTTGGGCCGGGTCATTGACCAACGGCTGTTGGGGCAGGGCTCGGAGGTGATCGAGCAGGGCCGGGTGGACCGGTTTCGCCTGACGGGTGCCGCCGAGGGTGCGCCGGTGGCGCGGCTGTTCGGTCAGATGCGGCTGGGCGGGCAGGTGATCTGGGCCACGCAGTTTCGTGAAGATGTCGCGGTCACGGGGGGCGGCAAGGGCGCGCCACCACAACCACGTACCGCCAGCTACAGCTATTCGGTGAGCCTTGCGGTGGCGCTCTGCGAGGGAGAAATTGCGCGGGTGGGCCGGGTCTGGGCCGATGGGGCCGAGATTGCGCAGTCTGACGTCACGATGCGCGTCTATCGCGGCACCGATGACCAGATGCCCGACCCCAAGATGGAGGCCGTGGAAGGGGCAGGCATGGTGCCGGCCTATCGCGGCATTGCTTATGTGGTGATCGAGGATCTGGACCTGACACCCTATGGCAACCGGGTACCGCAGTTGAGTTTCGAGGTGATCCGGCCTGCGCAGCCCGAGATGCTGGACAGCCCGCCGCAACCGAGCCAGGCGATCCGGGCCGTGGCAATGATGCCGGGGACTGGCGAATATGCGCTGGCCACCACATCCGTGAGCTATGCGCATGGCTTTGGCAAATCGGCCAGTGCCAATGTGAATACCGCCAGCGGCGAGGCGGATTTCCTGCGCGCGTTGGACAATCTGCAGGGGGAATTGCCCAATTGCGGTGCCACCAGCCTGATCGTCAGTTGGTTTGGCGATGACCTGCGCGCGGGCCAGTGCCGCGTGAAGCCCAAGGTGGAACAGCAGGAGGCCGACGGGGCCGAGATGCCCTGGGTCGTGGCTGGTGAGACGCGGGCGAGCGCCGAGGTGATCGCGCAGGTTGAGCGGCGCGCGATCTATGGCGGCACGCCCGCCGATGCGTCGGTAATCGAAGCCATCGCGGCGCTGAAGGGCGCGGGGCAGGATGTGATGTTCTACCCGTTCCTGTTGATGGAGATTCTCGACGGCAGCGGGTTGCCGGACCCTTGGGCCGAAACCGGCGACCAGCCAGCCTTGCCCTGGCGCGGGCGGATCACCGGTGCGAAGGCACCGGGCGTGGCTGGTACACCGGATCAAACGGCGGCGGCGGATGCAGAGGTGGCGGCGTTTTTCGGGACCGCATCTGCGTCGGATTTCTCGGTTTCGGGCGGACAAGTCAGCTATTCCGGCCCCTCAGAGTGGCGGTATCGCCGTTTCATCCTGCATTATGCGGCGCTCTGTGCAGCGGCGGGCGGGGTCGAAAGCTTCTGCATCGGGTCCGAGATGCGCAGCCTGACACAATTGCGCGGTGCAAAGGGGTTTCCTGCCGTTCAGGCGTTGATTGACTTAGCCGCGGAGGTGCGCATTCTGCTGCCCGATGCAAAGCTCTCCTATGCCGCCGATTGGTCGGAATATTTCGGCTATCACCCGCAGGATGACTCGGCCGATGTTTATTTCCACCTCGATCCGCTTTGGGCGGATGCCAATATCGACTTTATCGGCATCGACAATTACATGCCCCTGTCTGACTGGCGCGAGGGACAGGACCATGCCGATGCAGCATGGCGCTCGATCTACGATCTGGAGTATCTGCACGCCAATATCGAAGGCGGCGAGGGCTATGATTGGTATTACGGATCGGCCGCCGGGCGCGATGCGCAAAAGCGCCTGGAAATTTCAGATGGGCTGGAAAACAAGCCCTGGATTTTTCGCTACAAGGATATTCGCAACTGGTGGCAGCGACCTCACTTTGAGCGGAAAGACCCGATCGAAACCTCAATTCTGGTGGGCGGGCAGATACCCGACACCTGGCAGGCGGTTCTGTGGGCCACGGCGATCCCGTCAAACGAGACCTTTGGGCGATATCAAAATGCGGTGCGGGTGATCTACGGCCAGCACGCGAATGACCGTGTGATCAGTCCGCAGAAGTTTCCGGTGACCACCGGGTCGGATTTTGAAGTGCGCCTGACGTTCAAGTTGGGAACATCGGGCGCATATCGCGCCTTTTTGATCCACCAATATGGCAATGTGAATATCCTGGGCGATGCGGGCGTTTTCCCGAAAGTTGCCTCGGCTGTCCATGAGGCTCGCGATATCGAGGTCACCGATCACGGCGGCGATATCTATACACTGCGGATGATCGTGCGGTTTTCATCGGCCTCGGATGTGAGGCTGGATTTCGGCCCAGGTGCCGCGGCACCGGGTGAGGACGTGATTTTGTTTGGCGCGGAAGTATCGCCCTGGCCCGCAGTCTCAACCGCGTGGGTGCCGCAGTCAAAGCCCATCCGCTTTACCGAGATGGGCTGTGCGGCCATCGACAAGGGCAGCAACCAGCCCAACAAGTTCCTTGATCCGAAATCTTCGGAATCGGGCATCCCGCATTATTCAAACGGTCGACGCGATGACCTGATGCAGATGCAATATCTGCGCGCGATGACGAGCTATTGGCTGGACCCTCAGAAGAACCCGGTTTCGGAGCTTTATGACGCGCCGATGCTGGATATGGACCACGCCTATGTCTGGGCCTGGGACGCGCGGCCGTGGCCTGCGTTTCCGAATAACATGGCGCTGTGGTCGGACGGCGAAAACCACGCGCGCGGGCATTGGATCTCGGGCCGGATGGGGGCGCAGCCTTTGGCCGATGTGGTGGCCGAAATTTGCGAGGCTGCGGGCGTTTTTGATTATGATGTCAGCGGTTTGTACGGGTTCGTGCGCGGCGCGGCATCGGCGGACGTAGAAAGCGGGCGGGCGCGGATGCAGCCTTTGATGCTGGCCTATGGCTTTGAGGTGAGCGAGCGCGAGGGCAAGCTGGTATTTCGGTCGCGTGTAGGGAGGACCGAGGCGGTCGTCGACGCTGACCTGATGGCCGTGGGCGAGGATGGTCTGGCGGCCCCGGTCAACAGCCGCCAGCCGCGCACCGATATGGTGGGCCGGGTGCGGCTGTCGCATGTCGAGGCGGCGGGTGCCTATGAGACCCGCGTTGGTGAGGCGGTGTTTCCCGACGACGCCGAGGATGGCATCAGCCAAAGCGATCTGCCGCTGGTCATGACAGTGGGTGAAGGCCGGGCCGTGGCCGAACGGTGGTTGGCGGAATCGCGGGTGGCGCGGGATACGATCAGTTTTGCCCTGCCGCCATCGCGCGTCGATATCGGTGCCGGGACGATCTTTGAGATGGAAGATGGTTCATCATGGCGGGTGGACCGGGTCGAGGATGCGGGCGCGCGTCAGATTGAGGCGGTGCGATCCGAAATGGAGATCTACGAGCCCTCCGACACGGTTGATGAGGCGGTGACATTGGAAGCCTTCGTGCCGCCAGTGCCAGTCAGCCCGGTGTTTCTGGATCTACCGCTGTTGAC